AGACAAATCCTACAAGGATATCCTAGCGCACGCTCAACCGATTATTCTGCCCCAGCGGAACAGGCGCGTTGGTAGAGGCTAACAGATAAAACTAAACTGAGGGGAGAGAGGGAATGAAGAAAAAAATACTAGTCGCGCTTGCTGTGGTAGCCCTGCTCGCGGGCTGTTCTGACAACACCTCTCCTGATGGTTTCCGGCGCGAGTTTACGCGCAACGACTGCTCGACCAACAACACTTCTGACCCAAGGCGCGTTATGCGCTTTTGCTCCGACACTCGCGGTACCCCTCTCTCCGGCATATTCGAGTCCAAGAACAAGCTCGGCGAAACCCAGCGCGAGCAATATATCGATGGATACACGGTCTTTGTCGAACGCCTCAAGCCCTCCGGCGAGCTTGTGTTCCGCACAAACGTAATCGTTAAAGATGGCCTGCTAATGCAAATTGATGTCAGCTCAATATATCCGCGTGAAGAAGATCCGTATTATATTCGCACGGTTGCCATGTTCCACAGCTGGGGATTTAAGATTCTGGCCTATAACTACGATGAAACAACCCCTGTCTTCATCAATTGCAATTACTACGACCCTATGCGCAAGGATATCTACGTGCGTGCCGTCTCGTTTGATTGTCCAGCTTAGTCTAAATCCAGCGTATGGATGAACCTGTATATGGTAGAGATGTTCACATCGAGGATTCTAGCGATTTTGGTCTTGGCAACGCCGCGCTCCAGCAGGTTACGCACCTGTCGCTCCTTGCCGGACATCTTGTAATCCTTGCTCTTGCTCCCCTCTGGCCGCCCAAGTTTTTTCCCTTCGGCCAGCCTGCGTGCCAGAGCCTCCTTTGTGCGCGAGGAGATGAGCTGCCTCTCTATCTCCGCCGCAAGCCCAAAAGCGAACGCCAGCACCTTGCTCTGTATGTCCGCGCCCAGGCGGTAGTTTTCCTTTATCGTCCAGATCTGGCAGTCTTTGATAAGGCAATTCTGCAGAATGCTCATGATTTCCAGGATATTGCGGCCAAGGCGGGAGATCTCGCTCGTGATCACGATATCCCCGCGCTTTACCTTCTTCAGAAGCCTGCCCAGCTCCCGCCGCTCTATGCTCTTGCGCGAGCTGATGGTCTCCTTGACCCAGCGGTCGATCGCAACGCCATTCTTGCTGGAGTAGTTCTCTATCTCGAATTGCTGGTTTTCGTTGGTCTGCTTGTCCGTGCTGACACGGCAATATCCGTAAATCATGATTTTCCCCTTTGTTAAACCTTGGATTATCGCACGCAAAGAGCCTCATAGACCACATTGTTCTCGTCTATTTGACGGATAGTCTCCGGCGTATCGCGGTCATAGTCGGCGTAGATTGGACGGTAGATGAGGCAGAACGTGCCGCTACCTTTTGTACTTGTCGTGCAGGCGGCGCACAGTAGCAGGATCGCCAAGGGAGCGGCGAGCTTTATCAGCCGTCCGTATATCCTCCAAATCCTTTTCAGCTTTTGAAAGTTTCTCTTCATCTTTACCTCGTTTCTTTCCGGTTAAGTAAACGGCCACGACCGCAGCCGCGACCAGCCAGCCCTTTAGCCTGTTCCACCACTCCATCATGCCCGTATCCCCGCAAGTATCTGTTCGTCCGTGTAGGGCTGCTGGCCGTTCTCGTGCCGGATTATGACGGCTATCAGCTTCAGCATGGTCTGCTCGTCCTTGGTGTCTATGAAAGCGTCCGGCGTGACCTCAAGCTGTTTCGCGGCATGCGCGACATACGCGCCGGTGTCATTCTCGACCGGCGGGGCGAAACGGTTAAGGATTTCCCGCACGGAGTTGCAGTTGTGGCCGGACTGGTACTTCCGGAGGAGCATGGCGAGGGCGCGGATGCCGAAATGAGCCTCCGTGAATACGCAGAATGCGCCGTCAGAGGGCGGATCGGCCAGGCCGTTCCACTTGTTCACCGGATTGTGCCGGATGTTGCCAGGATTGTTGTTCCTGATGCCGCGAGGGGGCAGATATTCTGTCATTTTTGGTGTCCTTTCTCAAAGATGGAGGTTACGTTTTCGCCGAGAGCCGCCGTTATGAAGCAGGCCACGACTTCTATGCCGTATCCGCAGGCCGCGAAGGTGATCCCCGCGACCGCGAACACAACGCACATGTAGCGTTTCATGGACGGGTCGCCCGTGGCATCGCTGAAGAGTTTTGCAAGGTAGTTTTTCATGTTATTTCCCCTGCACGAGCAACTTCACGTTGCTGCGGATTTCGTAGAGGGATTCCTTGATAGACTTCAGATCTGCCTCCAAGGTGTCCGTTCGGCGTTCCAGTTGCGCCAGGCGCGTGTCCACCGCGTTCCGATGGCTCTCGGCGTTTATGACGAAGCCGATCAATGCCGCCATGCAGCAGTAGAGGATCGTGCTGTCCATTTTAAGGTTTAGACCGTCTCTTTTAGTCATGTTTTGCTCCTTTTTGTTGCGTTGATTGACGTTGTGTATCCGCCCGCATCCAGCTGGTGCGTGCAAGATTTTGCGACCCAATCCCCATCCACGTACGCGCTCACTCCGGCGAGCGACAGCGGGGTTTCCGTGGATATGGCTGGGTTTCCAATGGCCTTGAGTTCCAAGGTGTGTACGCCTTGCACCAGCTCGGCCAGCTTTGCCTTTGCCGCACGGCTGGCGTAGGCGGCGGAGGCGTAGAGGTACGGCATCCTGTAGACAGGCTCGCCACGGCCTATGGTGACGGACTTTTCCTCCGCAGCCTTCCGGTCTCGATAGCGGGCCTGGCATGAGCTATATTTGCCCCTCTCCGCAATCCTGCACCGCCAGGAGGAGATGTCCGAGGGTTTAAGGACTGCGGGAGGGATATCTAGGCTTCCGGCCTCCGCCACAATCAGCGTACCGCCAGCTATTTTCACGAACCCGCCAGCCTCTTCGACAATCCTGTTTAGAAACGCGATGTCGCTCTCGCCGGTTTGGTCTAGATGCTCGGCGAGCAGCTCGGCCAGTTCCGGCTCGATTCTAGGTTTTAGGCCATGCGCGGCGGCGATGGCGGCCACTATCTCGCCATAGGAGACCTCGTGCCACGACTTGGATTTCGGGGTCTTTATGCCGCTCATAGCATCCTTGGTGAAGGTATCCGCCGAACGGCCTGTTATGGTGATCTGCGCGGGCGGGAACGATACCTCCACCTCGTCCACGATAAACTCCCCCATCGGCTCAAGCGCGGCCTCCTTGTAGCCGAGCAGAACCGACAGCTTTTTCCCCCGCGATGGGACTTCCAGCTCCTCGTCCCTGTTGTCGAGGACTATGGTCAGCGCGTCCGACACCCAGCCCGCCTCGTCCGTGATGGACAGGCTTATGAGGCGTTTGGCCAGCGGCTCGGTTATGTCAGCCGAGCCAGCGGATATTTTGTAATCCGGTGTCATGACCAGAGCTTTACCGATTGCGAGGTTTTGCGTGCGGAGAGATCCGGCAGGACTATCTTCACGCCCGCCTCGAACACCGGCGGCTCGTAGGAGAGGTGAGGATTGGCCTCCAGCACGCGCTCCACCACGCCGTCAAGGTGTCCGTAGTAGACGTAGCAAATCCCGTCCAAAACGTCGCCGTCTTTAGTTGTGTAGGTGAGCATTACAGGGCTTTCACAATCTTTTGCACTATTCCCGCCGTACCCTCGCGCTGATTCTCGCCGTAGCGTTTAAGGGAGAGGGAAAACTCGATTTTCCGCGCCGTGCCATCGGGCATGAAGTAGGTGTTCGTTTCCGAGACCTCCACGATGCACCAGCGGCCAAACGCAGTTCCGTTGCCGGAGATCAAGAACAGGGGCTTGCCGAGGCTGGCCTCCGCCCGCATCAGAGGCACTTGCCGCAGCCCGCCCTTGAAATGCGGGTAGATTGTTCCCGCAAGGTCTATGGTGTCCTCTCCGTCCCCCACGAATTGCATGGCAGGCTCGGCACCTATGCGCTCTTGCGACTTCCAGTTATACTCCGTACGCCTCTTGAAGCTGTCGTACGCCGCGTTTTTGATGCAGAAGCGGTATACCCCCAAGAGCATCATCATCTCGATCGGCACGATCGATTGCAGGGTGATTTTGCCCCCAGCGGCTTTCGTGAGGTCTCCGATGCTGCTAATCATAGTTCGCGCTCCTTGCCCGCATCTGCGCGTTGCGGTCTGCCTCCGCGAGAATGCGCTGTATCTCCGTGGCGATTTTTCGCTCGTCCATGCCAGGAGTGGGATGGACGCTTATGTTCGCCGTGGTAGAGACCGAGGTTGTCCGGTTGGACGACAGGGTTTGGCCTGCTTTCGCGTTTAGGGGCGTGATGTCCAGCGCGGCGGCGGCGATCCTGTTGGCCGGAGCCGTTTCCTCCTCGTCATTGCCGGTGAGCCAGTTCCAAGCCTTCCCGACCGCGCTCTTGACCTTGTTGATGGGAGTCATGACGAAGTCGGTGACCTTGTTCCAAGCTTTTGCCGCCAAATCAGCGATGGCATTCCACAGGTTGGAGAAGAAGTCGCCGATCGGCTCCCACTTCTTCTTGACCCAATCCATCGCGGCGGAGGCTCCGTCCTTGACCGCGCTCCACGCTTTCCCGACCGCGTCCTTGACCTTGTCCCAGTTGGCGATTAGGAGGGCTATGGCTGCGACCGCCGCCGCTATAGCCAATCCTATCGGGTTGGAGATTATTGCCAGCCCTACGGCCTTTATTCCGGCGATGAGCGCCGGTATCGCCGTCCCGACAACGGAGAGTATGCTCGCGCCGAATTTTGCGAACATGCCGCCCATAGTGATGCCCTTTGTTATCAAGAGGCGGGCGTTTAGGAGAGCTATGCCTGCGCGGAACTTCGCCACAACCCCCATCGTGGCCAATACGCCGCCCTTGAGGAACGTGAACCCGTATCCGAGAGCAATCCCCGCTACCTTCGCGCCTATCAAGCCGGCCACGGCCAGCCCGATGTATTTAGAGAGGACAGGAAATCTTTCTGACAGCTCGGAGACCTTGCTTGCGACCGCCGCCGCGCCACGCGCAACGGAAGAGAGTGTCGGGAGCAGAACCGCGCCGAGCGAAATCCCCACGCTCTCGATCGCAGAGCTAAACTCCAGGAACGCCCCTCG